CAATGTATACAATTCTTAACCATTAAGAACCGCCTACAACAAGTGTTAAAATTCTATCGCCATTCAGACGGCAATGCGTTATTGATAATATAGGACTGTTTGTACTGTCTAAAGTTACAATATAATCATATATATCTTTTGCCATATTACCAGAGGAACTTGCTTGAGTTCCAACATTGGCATTATGAATAAAAACTTTTGTTTTAACATTTGATGAATTATATACTGCCATTTTCTTTCCTTAATTTAAAGCGAGGCGGGTATTAACCCGCCCCACTATGTTCAATCTGTATATTGAGCTATTACCCCTCAAACTTAAGATTAGCTAAATGTGACGTGAGCTTTATCAGCCGCTAGGCTGAATACATAATAACTATCGCCATCGCAAATGATGGATGCTCTATCGCCTTTTGTGCAGCCACTAATAAAAGTGACAACATCAAAACCAGTTCCTTCAGAAACTGTCTGAGCCGCTCCATCTTCGCCATCAATACCATGACCATGCATAATATCACCATCATCATCGGTGACTTGCACAGTTACAGCATTAGATGCTACTGTACCAACAATAAATTCGGCACTCCAGCCCATTAATTTATTATCTTCAGTAGCACATTCCGGCAATGTTATAGCATAAGCTGCTGCCTGATTTATCATAAAAACAGTTCCAGAATCTTCTGCTGTCAATGTTATTGCAGCATTGATATGTCGTATTTTTCTTTTTAAATCAGATACACCACTATTTCTCTCTAAATAATCACTACGCATTATTCAATCCCTCCTATAAGTCAGTAAATGAATACAACATATGAGTTTCTGGAATTGTTACTTCCAGACCAGCTTCAGTAAGAATCATATCTTTCCGAAGGTCTTCATCTGCTTGTTGTACATTAGTAATTACATGAGTATCACGGTTTACCCCGTTACCTACCAAAGGTCTATAAGCTAATTGACCCATATCAGCCAACAGTAACATACCTGATGACATTCCACGAAACAACGGCTCACGAACAATAGATAAATCTCCATGAACAGTATTTAACTGCATAATACTATGTCCAAATGAACCTTCACGTTGTGAAGCTTGGAAATTATAAGTATTATGAGCTGCACTACCAGCGTCCAAGGAAACATCAATAAAACTATTGTTTCCAACCTTATTTAGATAAGAGATAACAGGTAAACTAGCTAGAGCTAATTTATTATTACTTCCACCGCGAGCGGGGTCAAATAATACTTCAAAGTCTCCTAAGAACGTATCATAAGTCATCGAACTATCAACAGCTGCCGCAAAATACGGTTTACCAGAACTATATGAAATAGCCCCGGGTGTCTGAGCTTCACGATTTACAATGATATGCCCTACAAGACCTTCTGTAGTTTGAATGCCGCTTGCACGACCTCGTTGTCCAAACAACATTGCTCTTTCTAAATCAACCTTGTGTTCTCTTAGTTTAAGATTCCAGATTCTCTGCCATTCGTTTGCATACCCTCGATAATTAGTAGCGATTGACGTATTGGTCATTTCTGCTGCTGTCTTAAAGATTTGGGTGTAACCATAGTCGTCTTCTAATGATTTAGACCAGACATCTGGCGAACCTGAACCTTCAGCAAACGCAGTACCAATAACCTGTGCTATGCCGCCATCTGAAACGGAGTCATAACCAGACTCATCAGAGTGACCAACACTCATACAAGTGACGTCACACACTGTTTCAGTTGCGTTAACAGAAACTGAATCTAAGCGAAATACCGCTTGAGATTTTCCAGCAACTGTTTCCACAGCAACAACCATACCCGCTACCAGCCAATCTACATTTGCTGGAGATGATGCACCGTCATCAAAATTGAGAACACCAGATACTCCAGCTGCCAAAGAGCCTAAAGCGCTATCGGCATAGAGTACACGATTAGTCCAATCAATTTTACTACGATTTTCCAGAAACCTAAATACTGGGTCACTGGTGGGTACTTTCGCTATCTTACTTAGGTATACAAAGAAAGGAGACTCTTCTGGTGCTAACTCTGCAACTCTATCGCTAAAGTCATACATTCGCCGATTATCGGGGGTTGCCCCGTGTGCGGACGCATGACTATTACCGGCAGTAGTTGAGACATCTGTACTGGCTAATTGTCCTCGGACATAACCAGCTGCACTTGTAGCCATTTTATCTTCCTCTCTTTATTAATTAAGGTAATCTGCTTCCCATGCCTCCGGCTTTCTTTACTCCCTCCCACAGCTCATCAAATTCATTCTTGACTGCTGGCGGAGCTCCTTGTAAAGCGCCCGGACTGCGTGGTGCTTGTTTGGCTGCTTTCGCAGCCTCTACCGAATTGCGTACTTCAGGTCTTTTTACATTACTATTGGAAGAGCGCCATACCTTGACTAAAGTGTCAAGCGACAGCTTTTCCGTAGGTCTTGTAGCAAATTCCATGAATTCATTAACTTCACTATCGTTCAGTTTATGTTTCCCGCGCAATTCACTAACCGTGTTATTAATCATAATTTGCTCATTCATCTGACCAAGTTGACTATTAACTGCTTCACTGACAGAACGCTGTTCTTGAGCTGCTCTATACTTATATGAAGCTGAATCCGGTTTATAGTAGGCATCCCAAGGATTAAATTCATCCTCGGAAAGCGAAGGTTCTGAATTACTCATCTGATTGACGCCATCACTATTACCCTGCTCTCGAAGTTGCTTCTCCGCTAAAGAAGTCATGACATCTTTATATTTGTCATTTTCAGACTGAGCTCTATCGTAAAGCCCTTGGAACTTACGTGCTTCCGATTCCCAATCTGTATTCTGTTGCGAAGTCAAATCTTGAGCATTAGTTTCTGGAACTTCATTAAATCCCAGAACATCTTCTTGTTGTGTGGCATCATCCTCAAAAAAGGTATCAGACATACCGTCACTACTACCTAGAACATCATCAATTACTTGTTCATCGGTAGGTTGTATTGCTTCAGCTTGTTCCATTATTATTCCTTTCTACAATGTCTCGCCAGCTTCAAGAGTAGAACCCATTATATTTTTGGATTTCTCAGCCGCGAGCTTCACTGCTCCGGCAAGCTTCTCAGCCTGCACTTTGTTAGTTGCTTTAGCATCTGATTCGACATTAGAAAGCTTGGATTTAAATTTCTCAACTTCAACCCTCTTTCTATCTGCCACCGACTCTCTCTGAGCGGTCTGCAAGTCACCTTGCAAATTTTTGACTTGGCCTTCTAATTGCTGTACCATGCCTTGTAATTGTTGTATTTCTCCAGTTCTCTGTAAAATTCCTTCTTTATCGAATATCTCTGGATTTTTCTTCAAAACTTCTTCCTTATCTACAATACCCAACTGAAACGCTTCCAGATAAACATTATACTCAGCCCATTTACTGGTTGGCAATGTAGAACCGGGAGCTATAGTTACATCATGCTGATTAACATTATATTTGTCTTTTGCTATATCCATTAGTGTACCGCTGACATCATCGTATAAATTAACCGTAACCTCTGACAAATCATTATTAGGCTGTGCCAACCTGAACATTTTCTGATATGAGTAATGACTCTTACCAAGACCATACATTACTCTTCCAAGCCTGCTAATACCAAACTCAATATCTCTTAGTTTAGATTTAGGCCGTTCAGCGCCAAGCGATATCATCTTTTCAGTACCGCGTACAGTTTCAGGAGCATCTTCAGCAAAACCATGCATTAACTCTGGAAGACCAAATGTAAAATCAATATAATGCTCTGCAGTTTGTATAAGTCTGTAAAACTCAGACGCCAGTGGCGTAGGAGATGGATAATGCGGTTCACCCTGCGAACTGTCTACTTCTATAACAGCATTAGGATTAGCCCAATCACGTTCTAAGTCGCCTATATTCTCTACACTTCCAAGAGGAACTAATAGTTTTAACCCTGCTGACGCCTGCGCATGTGATATGGCCAGTGACCAAAGTTTATTAAGCAATCTCTGCATTGGCCTAGCTCTGGAAACATCAGAACGAGGATAAGGAGTTCCAGTATATACATTCGGAAGAGGTATAATAGGATATATTTCAATATTAAGTATTGATTCGTATAATACTATCTCACCAATAGAAGCTATAACGCCAACCCTATTCTGCAATACTTCTGCATATTCCATCAAGCCGCTTTCAAATACATCAGGATTCTCAGCTAAGAACTGCTGAAACTCAGGGCCGCTTAATACCTGCTCTTCCTGAGTACGTACATCAACTATACGATAAAAAGGAACCTTGGTCTTAAAAAATCTCTCTAATATCTGATAATATTCTGATTCGCCATAATCCAAATCCCTAGATGCATCTGGATATACTGTATAAATACTGTTCTTATTTTGAGCCGAAGGATAATCCTCGTCAAAATGGGTGGATATATCCTTTATGAGCCCATCAATCTCTTCTCCAGTTTCAGGGTCTATCTGAGGGCCCAATTCAGGGTAGAGGCGAAGTACCTGTTCTTCAGTGAGTATAGTAGACAAGATGATACTATCAGCATCATCAAAAAACCTGTCCCTAGAAGAAGGCGGGACATATACGCGAAACGGATTTACACTTGTGAACTTGATATCGCCCCTACCGAAATCGGATTCACTGTCAAGGTAGGCATATAAATAGCCAAGTCCAGTAACAGCATAATCATGTATTGCCTGTTTCATATGCATATCACCACTAGACAACTCCCAGCAATATCCTAATATAACACGCCAAATCTTGGACAACTTGGCGTCTGAATCTTCTCTTGGTATAACTGTAAACGCTGGCGGTGTAGCTGTAATTATACTTTTAAGTTTTTCAACCGCAGGGCCAATCCTATCCATTGGAACAGCCGCCTGATTAACCGAAGAAAGTTCATCTGACTCATCGGTTGTATAATGATTACCAGAATAAAAATCAATATCTGAACGCGCTTCAGTATCCCAAGATGAACGTGCATCTCGCCAGCGCTGCCACAATTCCTGATTCTCTTGAGCTCTCGCGTCTGTTTTTAGGTTAGGCATACGGCCCCAAAGTTAAATATTAAAATATTTACTGTCAAGACATTCTTAGTCCGGTCATCCAATTATATACTTTTCCTCCTATCGCCTTCTTTTTACTACTGTTTTTATATTCACTCTTCTTCATTCTTGAGCTTGAGGGCGCCTTAGCATAATAATCAGCGTAATACAATCCATCCATTAAATCATCATGCCGTGGAAACGGATGTTCAAAGAATTCATCTACCAATTCAGTCATACTGCGTCTTATAAACAGCTTTTTAGAGTTTACTATAGGCCCTAATGTAGTTTCCAGCCTATCTTCCTTCTTTATACCCCCCGGCGGCTTAACGCCCCTAAATATACCCGGAATCAGTCTTTTATCACTATGTGCCAGCCTAGTTACCATATCTCTCACCATTTCCTGAGCCGCAACTGTTTCTATAGTAGCTCTCCTTATTGGTGAATATTTATTTGCCATATCTATAATTATCTGCGGTAAATCAAATGTTGGTATACGTTCACGAAAATATTCCAGTACATAACGGTTTTTCTCTCTATCTATCCCCATAACCATGATTACCTGAAAATCAGATGTATTTGTAGCAGTAGCGGCAATATCAACTCCAATATAAACATTTATTGGTATCATCTCATCGTTTGTAGCTAAGTAGGCCATCTTGTCAACTGATTTGAATTCATGTGAATGATACTGTATCCTATCTATCTTAAACGCTGCTGTTGATATATCGCGAGCATCGTTCATATACTCCTGAGCAAACTTATTAACTAAGCCAGCTTCAATAAACTCTTTCTTCTTGGCGGCAAGCTTTTCCTTGGAAAACTGTTCAGGCCAAATAGGCTTATCATCTTCAATGGCTCTATAAAAGGTAACATCCCACGGATATTTCCTATCATTATCAGTGGCTTCATTGAAACCATCGAGAATCATCTGTAAGAAACTATCAAAGTGTACAATAGTTCCGCACAGCCATATCCAGCCCTCTCTTCCCGGAGATTCCTCTAATGCAGGATATATGGTAGACACTACCCATTTCTTAATCTCCGAACGCCTTTCAGGTGTTTTGGTATTTAATTCGGATTCAAAGTCATCAAGTATGATTCCAGTATAACGTACATCAAGTTCTGAACGTCCACGTAGGCGCTGTGAAGTACCCTTAGCTATCATTCTATCGCCCTTGGCAGTAACAATATCCTTTTCAGTCCACCTGTTGCCATGTACATCTCCAGCCATTTCACCAAAATAGTACCTTATGAACTTATTTACTTCCAAATGGGTCTTAACATACTTCAAGTGGTCAATAGCCTGTCCCTGTTCTTCAGCAATCCAAGCTATAAACTGTTGCTCAGTTTTAGCACTAAACAGCATCTTATGCAGAATTGCTGCTTTTGACAGTATTGACTTACCAAAACCACGCGGCAGTATATTGCATATCCTAGCGCCGGGTTTAGTACTAATCAACTTATTAGCTACTTCAGTATGGAATTCGGGTGAGGCACTCTTATTAAGAAAGTCCTTTGGCAAAAATGCCCTGCCAAAGTATATTAAATCAGAATATGAATTAGCCAATACCTCATCGGCATGCTTCATTTCTGAAGGAGATGGGTTTATATTAAATTTATTGACCTTATCCAATTTATTAATTTAAATATACTGTAAAGTACTGGTATCGTTACTATCGGCTTTATCGGTATCAAACAAGCCATTATCATTATTGCATATTTCATTTTCTTCCTTTTTTTCTATAATATCAATATCGAGCCAATCATCAAACCAACTTTCTATCATGACAGGCCCACTACATTGTTTATTTTGCTGGTATTGGCAAATATCAGTATATCGCCGTCACCATAGACTGAATGACAGAATCTACAGTAATAACTCCTAGGAACTCCATTTTCCTCGAATATTATCATTTTGTCATTATCAGTCACACTACGCTCGCATACAACGCAATTATCAATATCAGTATCCACTACAGGCATACTGTCTATAGATACATCGCTAAAACCGTCTTTAAGCAGAATCTTTTTCTCCATGAGAAATCAATTTAACGCTGGCACCTCCAAGCTGAGCCAGCTTTTCCTTAGTAAAGCCCTCAAATACAGCAAGAGACTCGGTCTTCTTTTCTTTTGGAAACATGCCAGCTATTTTCATAAGCATCTCCAACGCCCTTAACCTATCTGAATCCCTAGCGCTTTCTTTATCAACTATCGTTTTTGCTGTCTCAAGCAGGTAATCTTCATCTATACCAGCTTTCAGCATAGATTGTTTTATTTCTTCACTAACCAATTTACTAACCCTTTCTGTTTTTAACAAGATTGTCGCCTGATTTTTAGCGTATACTTCCTTTTCTGTGGGATATACCTTCAAGTAAGCGTCAGTAGGATTCATACCGCTAGCAACATATTTAGCGAACAGGCGTTCTCTTTTTGTCAAATTAGGCTTATTAACCCTATGCACAGTACTATTTTCATGTTTTGACATACTATATATATTCTTGGGAGGAACTCCAGACATAAGGTGCTTACGCTCACTATGCCGTGTACCAAGTACTGTAGTAACCAATTCTCCGCCGCTTTTCATAGATAGACGTTTTATAATCCTGCATATCTGTCCGTCATCAGTAAGAGTCCAACTTTCAGTAGGGGCATCACGCCAATTATCATATACATAGTCTTCAGGAAATAGTTCCCTAAACTCATCCATGTCCGCAAACACAGGCTCTTGATTACCTTTTACTAATTTATACCGCGCCACTCCCGACCTTATTATTTATTATTTCTTAGCTTTTTAAGCATTTTGCCTCCGGACGCGGCTTTATTACCGTCTATCTGCTTGCCCCATAGAAATGTCTTACCATTTACTATGTCAACAACCTCAAGACGAAAATCTCCATTAGGAAACCAATCTGCTACACCAATAGCATGTGCCCAGTTAACCTGACGGTTATTAAGCCACATATTAGTCTCCTTGGACATATCTTTCAGACAACCCATAGAAAAAGCATGATGAGCCCCATCTACATGGGTAACTCCAGCACGCTGTACGTCATGAGTATGTCCATATACTATATTCTTACCTAAATTCATCGTATGCTGTCTAGTATGGTTAATTGTTGAATAATGACCACCGTGATAAAAGTACAATTTACCGATACGCATCAACTTTCCATAGGGATAGTACTTATATCCCCTATCTTCAAGATTCATCACGTTTTTGTACCTATACTTGGATAAATACGGATATTCCTCAACAAACATATTCAGCCAATTATCATGGTTTCCTTCAATCATGTGCTTTTCTTCGCACTTTACCTTTTTCAGCGCCTTATCGAACAAATCAAGACCAGCATTTACTTTAGCAGCCTCAATCTCTAGGTCTTCAATAACGTATTCGAGAGGAGGGCGCCGGCGTCTTTTGTACTTAAATGGTGAAACGCTCTTCCACTCTCCCAAATCGCCTAAACAGACGAATATGGTGGGTTTTACTATTGAAATGGCCTCTAAGGCGCAGTTTATGGCAGCATCATCCTGAAGTGGAAAATGCACATCAGGTATGATTATAGCCCTACGCTTCTTGTTTTTCTTTGTTTTTATCATTTTTCCTACTATATAATACTATCTTATTGTTTTTGCGGGACATATCGGTAGCAACGTCATCTCTAAGCATACCAATAGCTATTTTCCCGCCTTTTTCTTTAAAATCTTCAGCGCCCTTACCCATTGCTTCTACGACTACTAAGTGGCGTAAGTTGCAATCACAGCACCATAAGTAAAAATGTGCCTCAGCGTCAACCGCAAACGCTTCATCGTCAAATGTCCTAATATTCATTTCTTATACCCGGTATCACTACTTGTTCAAAATACTGGCAATCATCAGCTTGGCAGGGTTTATCAGCGTATTTCTTGTCTATTTTCTGATATACAGTATCGTCTACCCTTTTCATCATGGCGCCTATGCATATATTGTTTACCCAGTTACAGCAGTACTGTTTAGCTTGCATCAACTTTTTATTCTTGTCAGCTTCATACACAAGGCAAGTTAAGCAAAAATAATGAAAATGTCAAATTCTACTATATAGGAGGTTCCTGTATTTCCTACACTTGCTACACACTCTACACTGAGCTCCCTGTATTTCCTACACCTCCTACACTACTACGATTTCTATTATATAATAGTACTATATATATTATATATATAAGCGCTATAC